ACAGGAACTCATGTTGGTCAAATCGCTAATTGGTCTATAAAAACATCTAATGCTGGCGGTAGACCAAACAGCACAGCAGAAAGTTGGATTAGATACGGTACTGGTATAGATGAAGTACAAGAAGTTGTACAGATTGCTTGTGAGTTTAGGCTGAATAAAAGTGCTGGGGCTAGGTACACAATACAATGTGCTGTAGATAATATGGAACAACCTAGCATAGCAAAGCTGTTAAAAGAAAATAGCGTGGATACATCCAATGTAGAAAACGTGGAGAAATTTTTTAAATTTCAAGGAGCGAATAATACTCTTGAGTTTCTTGATAAAAATAGAGAAATAGCAGATTTCATTTACGAAAAAATAAGGGAGCTATACTGATGTCATATCAAAGATTTGAAAATGAAAAAAGTAGTTCAAATTCTCACAAAAAATTTGAAAGCTTACAACTTGATCCAAACGCTATAAAAAATAAAACAGCAATGGATATAGGGTGTAATGAGGGATATTTTTGTTTTAAATTGGCAGAAGCCGGTGCCAAAAGCGTAACTGGCATAGATAATAAAGATAAATGGATTAAACTTGCAAATAAAAGAAACTCATACAAAAATGTACAATTTATACAAGGGGATATTAACTATATTAGAACGCTTCAAAATGAATCATTTGATCTTGTATTATTGTTGTCCGCTATGCATTATATGTGTGACCCAAATGATAGAGATGAAGATGACGTACCAATGATAATAAATGAAATTGTGCGCATATTAAAGCCGGGTGGAGTGTTTATATTTGAGGGCGGTGTATATAAACAAGATATCCAAGAATCATATCTTAAATTAAAAAGAAGCATAGGCGATACGGTATATCATATAACAGAAAAACACTTGACATCATCTATTGCTAATAAATTTTCTCATTTTTCTTTGGTGGGAAATAGTGTAAAACAAGGCGGCGATCCAATAGACAGATTCGTATATAAAGGAGTCAAATAAAATGCCAGGACCACCATTATGTTTTAATGATGAGAAATTTGAACCAGTTTTTTTAATAGTGAAAGGCTTTGGCAATCAAGGTAAATCTACATTTTGCAATGCCCTAAAGTCCGACACGGTTTTTGTCGTACATGCAGATAGATGGTTTTACGAATATATCAATCCACAAAATCATAAAATTAATCTTGTAACAGCTTTAAGCGAGTTTAAAGACCAAGAAGGTTTAATTCAGTTTATAGAAAAGAAAATCAACGAACTACCAAGCGGATATAAAATATACGTATTAGAATCCTACGGCTTCACAATTAAAGATATAATGAGCAAGGTATTTAAACTTAAAAAATTTATCTTTGTTGCCCAAAGGGAAAAGTAAATGAAAGTAATAGGTATTAATGGAAAAGAATACGTATGGAATCTAAGTAAATACAATGTTTTTGATAACGATAGTCGCAAAAGATCTAAATACCATTTAAGAGCAAGGGCTATTCTAAAAGAACTGTTTAATAGTTATCGTATTCTAGAAGAAGTAAAATTACCGGGCAGCACTCTAAGACACAGGAAATCCGTACTTTACTTGGACTTTTATATACCCAATCTCAATTTAGCTGTTGAGGTTCATGGGCAACAACATTATGAATATTCACCATTTTTTCATAAAAGCAAGGCCGATTTTTTGAAGTCTAAGGCTAGGGACGAAGATAAAATAGAGTGGTGCGAATTGAACGATATCAAACTTATTACCCTAAAATATTCAGAAAGCGATGATGAGTGGAGACAAAGAATTAAAAGCGTCTGAAAAATTATCAGAACATCTATCCGCTATAGACGATTACATTAATAGTAGCAACACCAAATTCTCCTCATTCAGAGAAGAATATCTGCTTGTTTCTGATTTATCGTCAGATCAACTTAAAAAGTTAACACAAGAAGAGTTGTTTGATTCTGCATATTTGATGTATGGTTATGCAACTTATATTCAAGATGAGATTAATAAAAACAAGGTAGCACTAAATTGGTGCAATGACCAGATGGAAAAACTGATGGTAAAATACCAGAATGAGTTTCCTCAATATACAAAGCATGAGTCTAAAAAGTATATTCTATCTCAAAATAATTCATACGCAGCATCGGTAGAAAATATGCGTGAAATAGCAGAGGCTAGATTACAATCACTTGAAGGCAAAGTTTACGAATTAAAACGCAAAGCGGACATTCTTTTAGAGAGGGGCAAGCGATCATGAGTATGGACGATTTTATTAAAACACTATCAACAGAACAAAAAGAAGCACTACTTAATGCTTTGCAGAAAAATGATACACCACCAGAACCAGAAAGTAAGGTACAAAATGATTTTACAGTTAGTTCAACAAGAAATTCCAATAACAGGAGAAAAGAACCGGTGAAAGCTAGAAAGAATGAATGGGTTGATACGGGAGAATTTCGTGATATCGAAACAGAATATGGTGAAAGAACTCCTCGTAATAGAAAGCCATCTAAGAAAGTAGATGTGGAATGTAGTGTGTGTGGTAGATCTTTTAAGACAGATCCAAAATATGTTTATGGCGAATATCATCGTTGCAATAGGTGTACTGGACGATAATGGAAAAACTATCAGATATTGGTGCTGAACGAGCAATCCTTGCTGGACTTATGCAGCATGGTATAGATGCCTATGTATCTATAGCAGACTTTATAAGTGTTGATAGTTTTGTTCATTACAATAACCAAGTTTTGTTTAGGTGCATAGAGAGGGTCATAAAAAATGATCACAAGGTAGACATTCCATCTATTTTGTCTGCGGCATCTCAACTAAATCTTGAAGAAGCAATAAATACTACTCAAGAAATTAAATACATAAAATCACTGTTTGATTTTCCAGTAGAGAAAGACAACGTATTTAACTTTGCGATACAAATAAAGAAGTTTGAGTTTGCTCGTAACATTAAAAAACTAACCACTAAGATACACAAAGACATAGACAGTATATCTGGTTCAGAGTCTATAAACGAAATCATTCAAATACTAGAAAATCCCGTCACAGATTTTCTCCGTGAAGATGATGGTGGGGATGTTCCAGAAAAAATAGGAGATGGCGTAAAAGATTATGTGGAATTTTTAGCTGAAAACCAGTGCGATATTATTGGTATACCAACTGGTTTTTCTAAATATGACGAAGCCATAGGTGGTGGCTTAAGAAGAAAGTGCGTAGATCTTGTTGCTGCTAGACCAAAGGTTGGTAAGTCAGTATTTGCTGACAACGCCGCCCTTAATATATCTTCTCAAGGAATTCCTGTACTAATGCTTGATACAGAAATGAGCAAAGAAGACCATTTAAATAGATTATTGGCTAATATGAGTGGGGTTCCAATTAACGAAATAGCCACAGGCAAATTTGCCGAAGATCAAGATAAATACGACGCTGTAACAGAGTCTATGAAAAAATTAGAATCCATACCTTATAGTTACATTAGTGTGGCGGGTAAGCCCTTTGAACAAATTCTAAACTTGATCAAAAGGTGGATTGTACAAGAGGTCAAACTAAATGATAACGGAAAAACAAATGACTGCGTGATCATATATGACTATCTAAAATTAATGTCTTCCAACTCCATAACAAACAACATACAAGAGTATCAAGCTCTTGGTTTTCAAATTACATCATTACACAATCTATGCGTTAAACTAGATATACCGTGTTTATCTTTCGTGCAACTTAATAGAGATGGCATAACTAAAGAAAGCACGGATGCGGTTTCCGGTTCAGATAGACTTATATGGTTATGTACGTCGTTCTCAATCTTTAAAATAAAATCACAAGAAGAACTTGCAGAAGACGGTCCTAATGCCGGTAATAGAAAGTTAGTTCCGATTGTTGCTAGACACGGTGCTGGTATGGATGATGGAGACTACATCAATATGGTGATGCAAGGTTCTTACGCCAAATTAAAAGAACTTAAAACCAGAAATGAATTGAAGAATCAACCAATAGGTGATACGGGCTTAGTAGATACTCAGGCTATACAGAATTTACCAAATGAACTTGAAGCAGACTAAACAGTTTCTCAATCAAAACATAGAACAGGTTTTGAGCAAATTAGGAATGGCATACGAAGTCTTTGGAGACAATATTTATTCTACTTGCCCCGTTCATGAATCTAGTGATAATCCCAGAGCATTTTCTTACTCAAAAAGTAAAAATATATGGAAGTGCTGGACTAGAGAATATCAGCAAGAATATAAGAATGATATATTCGGATTAATACGTGGTGTCTTACGTAATAAATACGGAT